AAACAAATCGACTTGCAGTTTCGTGAATCTTTGGTGAGTACTGCACGTCAGAACGGTAAAACGGTTGGCTTGCAGGCGTTGATTGGTTGGTGGGTGACTGACTTTGCCAGGCTTCGTGGCCAGCCTCAGAGTGTGTTGAGTACGGCTAATAAGTTGGATCGTGCTGAGAGTATTTTTTCTCGGATTGCACCGATTCTTGTTGAGTCGTTTGGCGGTAAGGCTATGAACGCTTTAGGGCGTAAGTCGGTGAAGATGCCTGATGGTTCTATGTGGGAGGTGAGAGCTGCGACAGCGAGTTTGCATGGTGGTTCTCATGACCTGATTGTGGTGGATGAATTGTGGAATATTCCAAGTGCTGTTTTGGACGATGCTTTGCGGCCGTCTCAGATTGCTCGGAAGTCTCCGTTGTTGTCGAGTTGGAGTACTGCTGGGGATGAGGGAAGTTTGTGCATGATTCAGCATCGTGAGCAGGCGATTGCTGAGATTGATCGTAATGAGACTTCTCGTTTGTATTTTGCTGAGTGGTCCATGCCGGCTGGGGCGGATGCTCGTGATTCCCGAAACTGGATATTTGCGAACCCTAGTTTGGGTGAAACAATCACGCTTGAAGCGCTTGAAGCGGTGTCTAAGAAAGATTCGTTTATGCGTGCCCACTTGAACATGTGGGTGAGTGCTCGTGGTTGTTGGTTAGAAGCTGGTGTTTGGGATCGTTGTAAGTACCGTGATCCGATGCCTGCTGGCGGTACTTTGGCTGTTGACACGTCTGTTGATGATTCACGCTATGTCGGTGTTCGTTCAGTAAATGTTGCTGGCAAGTGTGTGGTCACAGTTGAGTTTGTTGTGGACACTGAAGATGAGATGTGGTCGGAGATCACTCAAGTGTTGAATGACCAGAGCGTGCATCTTGCGATCACGCCGATGTTAGAGCTGCATGCTCCTACGGTGATGAAGCGTCGTTTGACCACTGTCGGTTACGGCGAACTGCTCAAATATTCTGGTCTTGTGCAAAAAATGATCAATGAAAACAAGGTTTTTCACATGGGTGAGTTGGCTTTGTCTGAACATGTGAATCGTGCTGTGCTCACTAAGACTGGTGGCACTGTTGTGTTGAGTTCACAAAAGTCACCTGGTCCTATTGAGTTAGCCAGGTGCATGGTGTGGGCTGTTGCTCATTCGTCACGGCCGTCTACGAGAGTTAAACCCATGATGGTAGTTAGGTGAACTAATATCGGCGGTGTGTCGGTGGGATCGTCGGGGTCCCACCGGCATCCCCCTGCAAAGGAATACCTATGGGATTGTTCACCAAAAAAGAAGTAACGAAAGCAGCGATCTCACCAGTCTCTGATTCGCACAAGGCTGCAGCTGCAGGTTCTTACGGTGGATACACAGCCCAAAATCAGGGCATCAACATGGTTGGGCAGTACTACACCTATTACGAAGGTGAAGCCCGTAATCGTGCCATGAGCGTCCCGACTATTTCTCGTGCTCGTGATTTGATCGCTTCAGTTATCGCTTCGACAAGCCTTGAAATGTATAACGAAGTTTGGAATGACACCGACAAAGAAATGGAATGTGTGCCGATCGCTCCACGTTCATGGTTGCGTCAACCCGACCCGTCTATCCCGTACGCAACGCTCATGAGTTGGACGCTCGATGATCTTTTCCATTACGGAAGAGCCTTTTGGTTTATCACTTCTCGTACGGCCGACGGTTTCCCTGCATCGTTCACTCGTCTGCCTGCAGGCTCAGTCACGACGCAAGACCAGACAGGACCCGTGTTCTTCGCACCTTCAAACGAAGTGTATTTCCAAGGCGGAATGATTGAACCTGACAACCTGGTGCAGTTCATCAGCCCAGTGCAAGGAATCATTTATTCGGCTGCCACGGCGATTGACACCGCACTTCGCTTAGAGCAGTCTCGTTACCGTAATGCACAATCGTCAATGCCTACAGGCGTTTTGAAACAAACTGGTGGGGAGCCATTGTCCGCACAGGAGCTGGCCGACCTCGCCACATCGTTTAACTCTGCTCGACTAAACAACCAGACTGCAGCTCTCAACGAGTTCTTGGACTACACCGAAACTAAAGCGTTGCCGGACAACATGTTGATGGTTGAGTCTGCTGAGTTCCAAGCAAAAGAACTCTGCAGAACGTGCAATATCCCCTTCTACCTCGCTGGGGTCAACATTGGCAGTTACCAATACACCACGAGTCGTGGCGCTCGTGAGGACCTCTATTTATTTGGGGCACGGCAATTTTTGGATTGTGTGTCAGGCACTTTGTCAGGCAACAATGTCACCCCACGAGGTACATATATCAAGTTTGATATTGACTCCTACTTGGAATCAATGATTGAAGAAATGCCAACAGAAACGCCAGCAATGGAGGAATCAGACTCATGAAATTAACCCTTTCCGCAGGTTTTGCAATTGATGTTGAAGCGGCCGCAGGTGACGAAGCACCGAAGCGTCAAATATCTGGGCTTGCAGCGCCATATAACATTTCTGCGACTGTGTCGAGCAACGAAAAAGTGCAGTTCGCACCTGGTTCACTTCCCGTTGACGGCAAAGCACCAAAACTGTTCATGTATCACGACGCATCACAGCCAGTCGGTTTGGTGATTTCACGCACCGAAACACCCGAAGGCATGATGTTTACAGCGAAGATTGCTGAAACAACAGCTGGTGACGAAGCACTGCAACTCGCTAAAGAAGGCGTGTTAGATAACGTTTCGGTTGGTGTGAATGTCATTGACTCGTATCAAGACAAAGACGGTACCACGATTATTACAAGCGCCGACTGGATGGAATTATCCCTAGTTCCCATCCCTGCATTTAGCGGTGCTACTATCACAGATGTGGCCGCTTCAGCGGAAACAACACCCGACACAATCTCAGACGAAAACTTGATCAAGGAGTCCCCCGTGTCGGAACACATTGAAGCTGCAGCACCTGAAGCCGCACCTACCGCACCTGCCATTTTCGCATCGGCTAAGAAGGCTCCTCGCCTCCCATCGGCTGGCGAGTGGATGGCCGCTTACCACCAAGGTGGCGAAACTTTTGCAAAGGTCAACGCTTCAGTGCTTGACTGGAAGAAAGAAAACCAGTCGACTTACGAAGCCGCAGCTGGTGATGTCGCTACGACCAACACTCCTGGTTTGCTTCCCGTTCCCGTGTTGGGACCGTTGGTGCAGAACATCAACTTCGTCCGTCCAGTTGTCAACCGCCTTGGCGCTCGTGCGTATCCGGACAACGGTGCACAAAAGACTTTCGTGCGTCCGACGATCACCACCCACACTTCGGTCGGTGCTCAGGCCGCCGAGTTTGATGCAGTGTCCGCAACCACAATGGTCATTGCTTCAAACACCATTGCCAAGACCACTTTGGCTGGACAGGTCACCTTGTCAGTTCAGGACATTGACTTCACTTCGCCTGCAGCAATGCAATTGATCCTCAATGACTTGATGGGCGAATACATGCTCGCTTCAGACAACTTCGCAGCTGACGCACTTCTCGCTGGTGCAACTTCCAGTGGCGTGTGGGACGGTACGACCACCGACCTCATGAAGTCAATCTACGACGCTGCAGTTGATGTTTCGAATGGAACCAACTTCTTCCCTGACACGATCTTCGTCAGCCCAGACGTTTGGGGTCAGATGGGTCAACTCGTTGACGGTTCAAACCGTCCCGTGTTCCCGTATGTTGGCTCCGCTGGCTTGCAGGGCTACAACGCTCTCGGTGGCGGAAACGCAACCACTTGGGTCGGTTCAAACCCACTCGGACTTGAGATCGTCGTTGACAGTAACTTTGCTGCAAAAACAATGGTCATCACGAATTCGCAGAAAGCATTCGAGTTCTACGAAGCAATTCGTGGCCTTATGTCAGTTGAAGTACCCAGCACCTTGGGACGCACCTTCAGCTTCTACGGATACGTCAGCTCGTTTGCTGCAGTGCCCGGCATGATCCGCAAGATCACACAAGCCTGATCGGAGGCCGTCGTGACGGCGACCTACACACTCCAATACGGAACGATCACCGACGGATACGTTACGGTCACCACACTTACCCCTAACGAGGTAGTTGTTGGTGCATCCGTAACGGTTTCGGGAAGCACAGCAAACTACAACGGCACGCACACGATCTATGCAATGCCACAGTTCTTGCCAGTTGCTGTAGATGGTGAGACAGGCATTATTGAATACGATTACTCGTATCCCATTGAAAACGGGATCATGTGGTATGACGTTGATTCGACTGATGAAGAATGGCATGCTCACACAGGCACGCTGACATTTACCCAGACATGCACTTGGATCACAGGCCCGCAATTAGAAACATATTTGGGCATTACTACAAGTGGTGATGAAACAGCGTTTCTTGCTCAGTGTGCGTCAGCTGCTAACGCTTTTTGTTTTAGACGCCGTCAGGAATCTTCGTATATTGATTCGCTGACTACTTCGCCTGGTGGAGATGTCACTCTTGGTACGCTCATGTATGGTTCAGCCTTATTTCGTCAGCGTGGGTCGGTTGACCAGTTCGCGTCGTTCACTGACATGGGCTCAGCGCCCGTTGTAGGGCTCTCAGGCATCGTCAAACAGTTGTTAGGCATCAACAGACCACAGGTCGCCTGAAATGGCTTACACGGACTTCCTGAACGAAGCACTTGATGATCTCGTCACTACTCTCCAAACTATTTCGGGTTTGCGTGTTGTTAACGATCCTCGCAACATCGCTCCTCCTTGCGCTTTCGTGGATGCTCCGACCATCGAATCGTGGAACGGCAACATTGTCAAAATGTCGTTCCCAGTCACGCTCATCAGCAACGGCCCAGGCAACCTTGACGCATTGCGCCAGCTCTTGTCGCTCACGGCCCAGTTGGTCACGAAGGACATTTCAGTGATGAGCGCCAACCCGAAAGTTGTTTCGGTTGGTGGCGCTGACTATGCCGGTTACGAATTAATTATTCCTTTACAAGCTCAGGATTCATGATGGACAGATATGTAATTACAAGTAGTCGAGTCGGCGAGATCGGTAAAGCGTTTGTTGCTGGTCCGTCTGACGATATTGATTGGTTGATCGCTGGTGGCTTTATTCAGCGTTCCGACACTCACCCAAGCAAGGGTG